ATTGATGGTTTTGAGGACCAAACAGAAGGCCGCGATGTTAATCAATGGCTAGAGCAGCAACCTGAAGACTTTCAAGATGAAATATTAGGCAAAACAAGAGCTGATGCGTTTAGAAAAGGCACGCCACTTGATAAATTTACCGATGCAGTTGGGCAGCCATTAACGGTTGAAGAATTGGCTAAGCGTAAGATAATAAAATAATTATTGCAATTTCCGAATAAATGTTATAATGCTAACAAATTAATTTAAAAGGCTTTTTTTCATGGCAATTGATTTCCATCAAGAATTTAATGCGATGCTTCCGCATGTTATCGCGGTGCGTGATGCTGTTAGTGGTTCTATTGCTGTAAAGTCTAAGAAATATATCTATCTGCCGCACCCGTCGCAGGTTGAAAAATCAAGTCATTCACAAGTAGCAAGATATAAACAATATATCGCCGGTGCTGAATTTGACAGTTTTCCAGAAAAAACACTTCGAACAATGATTGGCAAGTTAAAGCTAGATAGTTCTGAAGTTGTTATTCCACCTACTTTAGATTACTTGATTGATGACGTTGATAATGATGGCCTATCTATTTATGGTTCGATGCGTCAATGCGCTGAAAATATCACTCAGGTTAAATGGCAAGTTTTAGTTGCTGATTATCAAGGTTTATCTGATGTTGACACAAGCGATATTAGTATTGAAGAGTTAAGCCGTTTAAACGCTAGAGCAACAATCAAGCAATATAACCGCGAAAACGTGGTGAATTGGTCCTTTGATAGAATCAACGGTGCAATGCAGCTAACTTTTATCATGTTGCGTGAATTTGGGACAGTGTTTAACCCTAATGATTTCACTCATGAAGAAATTACAAGTTATTTAATTTTAGCTTTAGATGAGCAAGGTTATTATCAGCAAAAAATAATCGAATCAGACGACGGCATTGAATATGGCGAGCGCAATTATATGCGTTTAGGTAATCAAGCTATGAATTGGCTACCTGTTGTTATTGCTAGTGATGGTGAAGTTGAAGCTGGCTCCATGCCGATGGAATTAGGTTTCTTGAGCGGGATTACTGATTTAGCTTATTCGCGTTATATTATGAGCGCGGAATATAAAGAAGCTATGCGTAATCTTCCGCCAACAACTTACACAAATGGCTGGGAAGCGAGTGATTGGGAAACGTTTAAAGAAATAAACGGGCGTGATTATATTGCGACTGGTTCAGGTGCAGTTAACAACTTGCCTGGAAACGTAAGCGTTGAAATCGTTGGCGCGAATACACAGCTTGAAGGTTATGAGCGTTATTTTGAAGCAAATAAAAAAGCCATTCAATCATTAGGTGGTGTGTTTAGTGATGACTCAGGAGTTGCAAAAACAGCAACACAAGCTAAATCTGAATCAGCTGAAAACAATGCGGCATTAATGGATATCGCTACTGGTGTTGAGCAAGCGTTTGAAACAGCGATTGAATATTGTGCAATGTTTGAAAACGCTACGGGCGAAATCAACATTGAAATCAATAAGGACTTTGACGCGGTTAAATTAACAGTTGAAGAAGTTCGTGAAATACAGAATTTATTATTAAGCGGATTAATTACCAAAGAAAAAGCTATTCAAATGCTAGTAGCAGGTGGGTGGTTAAGTGGTGAAGCTGAGATGCTTATTAATGAATTAGAAGAAAATTTATCAACAAGTCAAAACCTAGTAGGTGATGACAATAACATGACGGAGTAGTTACAATGTCAGCATTAACAGTAGAGCAATTTGAGCAGTTACCAGAGTTCGCAAAAGGCGAATACGTTGAAACCGATAAAGGTTATCAGCATGGGGGTTTTGTTAAGTTAAAAGGTTCATTAGATGACCTTGATAATAAATACAAAACAATTGAATCGCAATTAAATTCAGCCAATGAAGCTAAACAAGCTGAAATTGAAGAAGCGAAAAAGCAAGCGTATGAAGAAGCCAAAAAGAATGGAAACGTTGAAGAAGTTGAAAGACGTTACCAGGAAATGATGGCCGATTCTGAAAAGCGAGCAGGTGAAACCCTTGCCCAATATAAAGAACGTATTGAAAAACTTACTGGTAACATGAAAGCTGAAAAGGTTAATGCAGTTGTAACGGACCTTGCGGCAAAACACGCAACGGAAGCAGGAAGAGAAACAGCTAAAATGCTATTAAAGCAGTTAGTTGATTTTGACCCTGAAACAAACAAAACAATTTTTAAAGGGTTAGATGGTAGTGCCACTAGCTTAGATTTAGCGGGATTTGAATCGGACTTATTAAATAATCCGGTTTTTGCTCCGCTTTTAAAAGCCAACGTTAATGTTGACGGTGGTGGTAATGTTAATGGTAATACAAGTGGCAGTGCTACAAGTAAGCAGATTAGCAGAAAAGACTTTGACAATATGAACCAAGCGCAGAGGCAGAAGTTTTTCTCAAGCGGTGGCAAGATTGTTGATTAATAAATAGCTATTATCTAAAGGAGATTTTAAAATGGCTAATGTATTGACTGACCTGGCAGCTGACTTATATGTAGCGGCTGAAAACGTAGGACGTGAGCAAACTGGCTTTATTCCTGCATCTAACATGAACATGGGCGCTGAAACTGCTGCATTAAACGACACTGTTCGTGCAGCATTTACACGTCAAGTATCATCAGCTGACGTTACACCTTCGATGACTATTCCTGAAGGCGTTGACCAAACTGTTGACAACAAAACAATGACGCTTGATAAATTCAAGTCTGTTGCTATTCCTTACACAAACGAAGATATCCGTCACTTGAATAATGGTGCTGGTTATGAAACTGTTTTAGGTAAGCAAATCGAACAAGCTATGCGTGCGCTAACAAACGAAATCGAATACGATATCGCTGTACAAGCTACTGCTAATTGTTCAGGTGCTTACGGTACTGCTGGAACTACTCCTTTCGGTACTGCTAACGACTACACAGACGCTTCTCAAGTGTTAAAGCTTCTTAAAGACGAAGGTGCAAGCCAGTTCGATAACCAGTTAGTTATCAACACAGCGGCAGGTGCTAACTTCTTAGGTAAGCAATCAGCAGTTAATGCGGCTGGTACTGATTCAATTTTACGTCAAGGTGTTTTACTAGATGTTGCTGGTATGCCGATTCGTGAATCTGGTCAAATCCAAAGCCACACAGCTGGTACTGGTGCTTCTGCTACTACTGATGATTCAGGTTATGCAGTTGGCGCTTCTACTATCACACTAGCTTCAGCTGGTACTGGTACAATCGTTGCTGGTGACATTGTTACCTTCGCTGGCGATTCAAATAAGTACGTTGTTCAAACTGGTGATGCTGATGTTTCTGGCGGTGGTTCAATCGTGTTAGTTGGCGGATTAAAGCAAGCAATTGCGGCTTCTGCTACTGCTATCACTGTTGTTGCATCTTCAGCGCGTAACATTGCTTTCTCTAAACCAGCAATCGAGTTCGCTATGCGTTCTTCTGATGGTGATGATGCAGCAGTTGACCTAATGATGGTTCAAGACCCAGCTTCTGGACTTGTATTTGCTATCAAAGAGTATCGCGGTTATAACAAGAAAATGATTGACGTATCTGCCCTTTGGGGTGTTAAGGTATGGCAACCTGAATTTGTTAAAGCGTTGCTAGGTTAATTAACCGAAGCCCACTTTTCGGAGTGGGTTTTAATAATTAACTTAAAGGAGTTGATAAAATGAGCAATAAACCTGAAACAGTTATTGTTAAAACGGCAAACGGTGATGTTATCGTCAATAAAGGTGATGAACACCTGTATGAGTCTAAGCCAGAAACAAAGCCATCACTAAGGCGCACGCGTAAGGTGAAGTAAATGTCATTATCTAATCAGCAGTTTGCTCCGCTTGAAAATGAGTTAAAGTTTTTAATTGATGGCAATATTTGGTCGTATAGCACGGATTTTGTTATCGATGCGGAAGGAAGCTTGAGCTTTCACATTAAAACTGGAGATAAAGACGTTATTATTACAGGAGCAAATGCAGGTTCTTTTGGCGGCGACTTTGAATTGGTTGGATTTTCAGACTCAACTGTTTCAAGTAACGGTTCTGAGGTTTTAGCAAAAAACAACAATAGACAGTCAAGCAAAAAAGCTATTACCAAGCTATTTTCAAATCCAACAATAACAGATTATGGCGTCGAAATTGTGAGATCAGTATCGTTCGGCGGTATCAATCCAGCTAAAACTTATTTGAGCGAAATATCAGCATTTAAAAACTATATTTTAAATAGAAACTCAAGCAATATTTTTAGATTGACCAACAGGGACACTAACAGCGACGTAAAAGTTAGCATGAATTTAACCTTTATTGAGGTGGAGTTATAATGGCATATTCAACAACAGCAGAGTTGACAGCATACGCAACGGCAAGAGGAATTACTTTAACGGGTGATTTAGATGTGTTGCTAACAAAGGCTAGTGATTATATTGAGTCATTAAGTTATCAAGGTGATAGATACGTACTTGAACAAGTAAACGCTTGGCCAAGAATGAACGTTGTCATTGATAATTATTTAATTCCTTCCGATATCGTTCCACAAGGTATTAAAAATGCAGAGATGCAGGTCGCAATTGAAATTGATGGCGGCAATAATCCTATTGGCAATGTGGACCGCGCTATTAAGCAAGAATCGCTCGGAGAGTTATCCGTAACGTATATGGACAGCGCAAGCGATAAAACACGCCTAGCTACTGTTAATGCGCTTCTTAAGCCGTATTTAAAAGGCGCGAGTATTGGTTCTGGTCACGGGTTGATTCGTGTATGAATATTTACGAAAGCGCCAAAACATTAGCGGCACGATTAATTCCAAGATTTGCTAATCCTGACACGTTAGTTTTCCAAGAGCGTGCGAGCGTATCTGATGGAATGGGCGGCACGGTGACAAGCTGGTCAACTAAGTTCAGTTGTGAGGGCGCAGTGCTACCATTAACTGCAAGCGAAAAACTTGAAGCTATGAAATTAGGCGAAGAAACAAGTGAAAAAGCTTATGTGCAGTTTTCAAGCGGCACACCAACGGCAGACGATAGGCTAGTATTTAAAGGGTCAGTTTATAATGTAACCGGCGTTTTAAATGTTGCTGAAGCTGATGCGGTTTATGTGGTTTTCCTAGCTAAAGGTGTAGCAGTATGAGCATTGAAGTTAGCGGAATAGATAGCGTAATTGCTAAAATGTATTTAGCCGCTAACAGTGCTGATGATGCCGTTGATAAAGCTATTCGCTCAGGTGCGCTTGTTGTACAAGATACCGCAACAAAATCAATAAATGCAGGTGGCAAAAGCGGTAAATCTTATAAACGTGGTTCAAAGTCGCACATTGCATCATCACCAGGCGAAGCCCCGGCAAGTGACACAGGGCGTTTGTCTGGTAGTATTATGGCCCTAAAATCTATTTACGGTGATGGTTGGCTTGTTGGTACGGCTTTAGATTACGGTAAGCATTTAGAACTTGGAACAAAAGACATTAAACCAAGACCGTGGTTAATTCCAGCGTTAGAAAAAAACCGCAATGCAATTGAAAACAATATTAAATCAGCAATTAAGGCAAAATTATGAGTGCATTAGCGTTACAAACTGCAATATATACAGCTTTACAAGCGTCAAGTTATAATGTTTATGATGACGTGCCAGTTAATGCCGAAGCGCCTTATATTGTGATTGGCGATGACACGCTTATAAACGACAATGCAGACGATTTTGAAGGTTTTGATGCGACGGTTACAATCCACACTTGGAGCGAATATCGTGGACGTGCTGAAATAAAAACAATGCAAGATGCAATTTATACATTATTAAATCATACAGACATGACAGTTGTAGGTTATAATTTAATCAATATTTATCAAGAGTTTAGCGAATCTATGCTTGACCCTGACGGAATAACCCGCCACGGAGTGCAAAGGTTCAGAGTTTTATTTAACGAGTCTTAGGAGGACTTATCATGGCGGCAATCAAAGGCGCAAATGTAGTGGTTAAAATCGACAGTACAGCGGTTGCTGGCGGTAAGACCAAAAACTTGACTATCAATAACACTGCTATTGATGTAACTAACGACGATTCTAGCGGCTGGCGTACAATGCTAGACGAATCAGGACAGCAGAACGTTGATATTACTGTTAGCGGAATTCTAGTTAATTCTGATTTAATTGCAGCTTCAATCACTGGAACTGTTTTAGAAACTATGTCTTTTGAATTTCCTA